ACACATCAACATCAACAATTAATAACGAAGACATACCATTCTAAAAAAAAAACAAAATGAAAAAGCTAATTAACTTAACACAAGAAGTAAAATCATTACTTGAAAAACGCCCAGCATTGCGCGATAGCAATCGTAAGTTGTGCATTGCAATTTGGAAAATCGAAGCGAAAAAGAAAAAATTAGAGCCATCTTTTTTCTTCGAGAATTACGAACGTGGTGCATTATCGTGTGGTGACAACATCGTTAGAACTGCGAGAATGCTAAAAGCAGAACACAAAGAACTGCGTGGTAACAATCACGCCAGTAATCAAAAGAAAGCAGTAATAGGTAAAAAAATCTTGAAGAAAAAATGATAGTTGAACGTTATAACACACCATTCGCACGATTCGTGAAGAAGAATTTTGGTACGATTAACAAGTTCAAGAAAGTTTTGAGTGTAAGCGAGCCAACCGTTCGCTTATACTTAAAGCATCCCACAAGAATGCGCATCGAAGATTTCAATCGCATCTGTAATTTTTTGGAAATGAAACGTGAAGATGTTTGGAAATCAATGATAACTGAAATAACAATTAAAAATGAAGGAAATGAATGACATAACTGGTACACGCGCTATACGCGCAATTAAAAATGAAATCATTGATATGATTCCACCAACACATTATAAGCGGTTTAATCAATTGTGGGAACTTGTTGTACCCAGCGTAACAACGCCATCAGCAGAACAGATTGAAGTGCAACAACAAATTGCTTGTGAACGTGATAGATTTTGGTTATGCGTTGAAGATAAAGTGTGTACGCATATTGGAATTAATAGCGCAGAACTTTATAATAAAACTCGCGTTCGTGAAGTTAGTCACTCTCGACAAATTGTTTGGTGGATCGTTTACAACACGTGCAGAATTTCATTACAAGCATTAGCGAATCGTTACTACAAAGACCACGCAACTTGTTTGCACGGAATTAGACAAGTGAATGGATATGTACAACACGATAAATCATTTCGTTTAGATGTTGAACTTATATGTGATGCAATTGCGAATGCAGGATTCACACAAGCAAAAGAATTCTTTACTACTTTTACAAACGAATGTGAACGTCAAAAAAACAAAAAACAAAAATTATGAATGGTTATTTTCTGATGAAAAAAATTGATGCGTTAGAACTGCGCATCAAAGAACAACAAGAACAAATTGATGCTATCGAAAAACGATTGAAGCAACGTGAACCAACTGGTAAACGATTTCAACCACCAACACAAGAACAAGTTGTAAATTATATTTGCAATGACCTGCAAAAATTATGTGGTGAAGATGCACTGGTATTCAGCGAAAAATTTATTGCACACTATGAAGCAAATGGATGGAAGGTTGGAAGAAACGCAATGAAAGATTGGAAAGCATCAGTGCGCAAATGGGATATCGAACAATTTAATAAACAAACAAATGCAACAATTAAGAATGGAAAATTCGATTCAACGAATGCCGAGCGGATTTACAAGGACGCTTTCAATATCTGAACGAGTAACACTTGCAGAACGTCAAAGTGAATTCATAAGCAAACACGATTTACCAACGTTCGTGAAGTTATGCGCAAAGTTGTGCGCGATGTATGGTCTGCAATTACCCGAAGCACAATTGTTACAACTGCTAAAAGATTTTATTGATAAGCATTATGCGTGGTGTACGTTTGAGCATTGGAACATAGCATTCGAACTCAATGCATCAAATCAATTAGAAAAAAAAGTTGAACCATTTGGTGCGTTAACCGTTACATTCTTGGGTGATGTCTTGACTTGCTACAAACCACTTCGCGACAAAGCGAATTTGGAATGGCAACGTGAAGTGAACGAAAACAAACAACTACAAGCACCACCAGTTGTCAACGAAGAAGATTGGTTGAACTCATTGCGTGAAGATATCGATGCATTCAAGCAAAAGAAGTTCACGATAATTGATATGCGTGGTTCTATTATGCTCGAATGGCTTGAAACAAGCGGAAGAATTGCACACGATTATTTCACAGATGAAGAATATCGCAAAGCAAAAATTGAAGCAAAGCGAATTGTGTTTTCAGATTTGCAAATGTCACAACCTAAATTCGATAGAATGGTTGAAGGTAAAAAAGAAAAGGTGCGTGATTACATTCGTATTCAAGGTCTGCGCGAATTGTATAAAATCTATTTAAGTAAGCAATGAGTAAATACATTTATGATGAACAAGGCATTTGCACAAATGGTGATGCAATGTATTACAAAGCAGATGGTATTTTAGCGCATTATGAAGTTGCAAAAAATAAATATGGATATGCAAGAACGTTTGAAGTTCAAGGATCAATTATAAGTATTTGCAGACCTTTATCTTGGGAAGAAGAAGATGTTACATCAACGAAAGAAGAAGCGATTGCATTGGCTAAATATGAATTAAAAAGAGCATTAATTAGTTCTAATTATAATGGTCAATTTGATGGTTTACTTGTGGCAATGGGTGAAGTTGTAGAACCAAAGAATCAAATAATTGATAAACCACAATTAAGTTTATTTTAATGAGCGAAGCACGTCAAATAATTTACCACGAAAAGCAATTGAAAGCGTTAGAACTTTTATCAATTGAAAATCCAACGTCTCAAATTCTTTACGGTGGTGGTGTGTTTAGTGGAAAATCTTTTTTAGGTTGTGACTGGCAAATAAAAAGACGTTTAAAATATGCAGGTACAAAAGGTTTAATTGGTCGCGCTGAATTAAAAAAACTGCGTCTATCAACGATGCAAACGTTCTTTGAATTATGTTCTTTTTATGGATTAAAACCAAACGTGCATTACACTTATAATGGACAAGACCACGTTATTAAATGGTACAACGGAAGTCAAACAATATTAATGGATTTAGCTGATATGCCATCAGACCCCGATTTTCAGAGATTTGGATCGATTGAAATCACAGATTACTTCGTAGATGAAGTTGCAGAAGTTTCAAAACGTTGCGTAGACATTTTGGAATCACGCGTTCGTTACAAATTAATTAATGACAAAGCAAAAGGTTTAATGACCTGCAATCCATCAAAAGGTTGGTTGTACAATGAATTTTATTTGAAGTACAAGAACAATGAATTACCAGTTCATCGTGCATTCGTTCAAGCATTACCAACTGATAATCCACATATCAGCGAAACGTATTTAGAAAATTTAAGACGATTGCCAGAATACGATAGAAAACGTTTGCTTGAAGGCAATTGGGAATTCGATGATGATTCAGATAAGTTGTTTGCAACTGATAATTTGTTGCGAATGTTCCGCAATGAATTGTTAGATGGTACTAAATACATAACATCAGACATTGCCCGATTTGGTAAAGATAGAACCATCATTTGCGTGTGGAATGGTTTAACACTTATTGAATTAAAAATGCTACATAAAGCATCTATTGATGAAGTAGTGAATGAAATTCGAAACACCGCAAAGAATCACAATGTGTTGTTGCAAAATGTAGTGTGCGATGAAGATGGTGTTGGTGGTGGTGTTGTAGATTATTTGAAATGCAGGGGTTTCGTCAATGGATCAAAAGCAAAGCAACCGCAATATCAAAACTTAAAGAGTGAATGTTACTATACATTAGCGCAATACATCGAAGAAAACAAGTTGACGATTTTTGTCAATGACAAAAAAGAACAAATCGTGCGTGAACTGGAAATGATTAAACGTCACCGTGCAGATGTAGATGGAAAATTGCAAGTCACACCAAAAGACCAAATCAAATTGCGCGAAGGAATTTCACCAGACATAGCTGATGCAATTATGATGCGAATGTTTTTTGAATTGAATAAATCGTACGGTCAATACTTTGTTGGTTAATAAAAATAAACTAAATTCACACAATGAAATACATATACGAAACAATGGGAATAACGCAAGAACGCGAACGATTCCTTATCACAATGCTATCGACATTAGTGCAACAACAAAAACAAGTTGGTGATATTCTAAACGAATTTCACAAAAGTAAAAATCTAACATCACGCGAGAAAATGTACTTGTCTTTTTGCGCTGGTGCTATACTTGAGAAAAAACACAAAGAAGAAAACTAAAAACAAAAATCAATGCAATTACTTGAATACCTTTTACCATCAGATGTAAAAAGAAAAAAAGAACTTGAACTTTATATCGAAGAAAATAGAGACAAGAAAATTCCTAATAAAGAAAAAACTGCAACGTATCATTTTCAAATTCGTATTCCAGATATGGAACAAGATTTGGAATGTTGGGGAATAACAGAAGAACAATACATTCACAACTTTTTAAACAAAGATTCCTTACTGCGTTATTGTGTTCAACCGTATGAATTCGTTGGAATTTTTGACGATAATAAAAGATATTATGCGACAATGTTTGAAGCGCATAAAGAATTTATTGATGCATTAGATGAGATTGAATTTTATCAAGAAGCAATAAGCGAAATGTACCAATACTTTAAAAAGAAAATTAAAAATATTGATTATCGCAATCTTTACGAAAAAGAAGATGGTGTTTATTTAGGTTATCGAACTGCACCTTCACCACCAGATGATGAATGGTATGATCCGCGAATGTTAGGAATATTAAACGAAGGACATATGATAATGACAAGGGAAGAATATCACACTCAATTAAAAAAAATAAAAAACAACTTAAAGAAAAAAAAGTAATGCAAACAGACGAAGAAAAATTACGCGTCATTAATTTACTAATGTGGTTGCAGGTTGCAATCTACGCGTGTGATGAAGTTGAAAACATCAGATGGTTCAACAAACACAGAACAAAACAA